ACACTTTCCGACTGGGCTAACGCCGCGAGACTTGCGTTCAGGCCATTCGGCGAAGTTAAAAACTCCTGAAGCTTTGATGTAGCCATGCCAGCTATACTGACCATGCCATTTAGCCTCGCTGCAAGAATCGTGGTACTTGGGAATAGTAGTTTGCTTCTTGTCCCGATGCCGGGATTCGTCCCAGCACCAGGCCGGCGGATGGCATGAACCACGTCTGAGCTATGCCAAGGGGAGTAACGTTTTGAAGCGTGATCGAATCGACCGAAATGCCGACATATGCATTCCACGCCACGGCATTGGCAGGCGGATTGTTAGGCGTGACCTGCACCGAATTTTGATCAGGTGCATTGACAGATGTAACCGGACTGGCCATTCCTTCTTCGCCGGTCGCATTCAGCCAGGTGACCTGCGCGAAATACATCGTCGCAGGCCCTGGTCCGCTCGACAGGTTGACTGTAGGGCTGCCAGCAACCGCAATGGGATCCGAAACGACGCCAATGCCGGTCTGGAACAGCATCGCTGATGCCCACTTGGCTAAGCCCTCGTATTCTTTCCACTTAGCCGAATATCTGTCGTTCAGTTGGTTTCCGTAGGCGTCGCGATAGACCAGCGCCAGAGTACGAAATGTGTGCCATAGCCGCAGTGGCGGCGTCACGACTATGTTAGGAAGCTGCATGACACTTAGCGATGTCGTAACGCTTCCCGGCCACCACATTGAAGGACTTGTGCGTGAAAAGGCTGAGCGCGAAAATGCAGACGTGAGCTCAACACCCAGTTCCTCTTGTGCAAGGGATATCTTAGCTGATGCATCGATCCCTTCATTACTGGCCACATCGAGGACTGCCGTGTCTTGTGCCGCCAGTTGGTCCAAAGTTGAGATCGGTGCATCGGTAAACAGGGCCATCTGCGTTTGCCGTCTGCTATTCTTTTGTGTAACGCTTCGATTTCATGAGGTCGGCCGTGGGTACAAGAGTCACCTGCATTCGATTGGCGGTCGCTTCCGTGTCCGCTGCTCTCTTTGCTTCTGCCTTCCTGTCTTGAAAATCTCTCGCGACTTCCTCACTGGCAAGCCGGCCCCGCCCCTCGGCAAGCATTCTAGCGGCCACCGCCTTAGGTACCTCAGTCAGCAGGCCCTCTTTACCACCGTCATCAGTCGCATGACTTACCAGGATTACGAAAGGCTCGACTATGCTGCTTTCGAATTCGTGAATTTTCTGATAGTAGGATGTTAAGTTCATAGCTCGCAGGTATGACTTATGAGAACTCTCAGGAGTTCACCTGGACAGCAAAGTTGTTCCGAAGGGCCGCGACCCCGTAGAGAACGTCTACGGTAAACTGTTGCGAAAGCGTCTGTGGCTGATAACTCATGATGACCCGCATTCCAAAATTTCCCAGATCTGCATATTCCGCGATTGCGCCAGTTCCAGGTAATGGTTGCGGAAGGCGGCGAATTACCAACCCGATCGCGTCGCGGACGAAAGCGAGGTTGTGAGTGGTTACCGGAGAACTTCCGGTTTTCGCGACCAGTTGTGATCTGAATACGAAGAAGTCTTTGATCTTTCCAACGGTTCCCTCGATTAGCGCTCGAAGGCCTGCGTCGCCAGCGGTTTGAAATTCACTGAAACGTGGAATCTGCCTCATTTGGGAATAGGTGTTTGCGTCGACGATCAGGTGTTTTGGCTGGGTAGAGGGGACTTTGGCCTGGAAGAGTGCGGTTTCAGCAGCATCGACGACGGCTTCCGTGATTGGTGTCCCCGCAACGCCAACCGGGGTGTTTGCGGAGAAACTCGCGTACAGTCCAAGGAGGTCTGACTCAATTCGCTCGGCGATCGCTACAACCGCCGGCTGCATATAGACTTTGAGGAGGTCAGGGACGGCGAGTATTTTGGTGACATCGGGAATCTGAAAAGTTGCCTCCACATGGGTGTTCAGTACGATTTGAGCATTCCCTAAATTTGGATTCTGTGTCGTCACTGTGCCGCCCTCAGCGATGTTATTGGCGACCAGTGCGGGCGGAATGGGCACATTCACCGTGTCACCGGCCTGGGCCAGGGTAGGCTCATAATCCCGGTTAACAAGGTTACCCAAGACGAGGTTGCTGACAAGCGCTGGCAAAGCATCGGCCGCCACAAGTTTCACTATCGCGGAGGCCACATTCGTGGAAGTAATTGCTGGCATTGACGTCTCCTATTGTCGATTTAAATGTGTAAGTTACTACGTAGCTATGACCCGCGCAGAGCCTGCGCTGCGACTCGCGCAATCTCGCGGCGGGCATTCTCCAGATCCTCGGCACTCATTCCAGGCCGGATCTTATCCAGGTCAATCGAACTGCCACCGCCTGACGGCGATTTTTGTGTAGCTGGGATTCCGGAGCCGCCGGATATTCGAGCTGGCAGAAACTCAGGATTGGAAGCGACGAAACTAGTAAGGTAATCCTTCAGTGTCACGTCCCCAGCCTCCGTCCTTGCCACGAGGCGGCCCTCTTCGGTTCTTGCAATGTCGTCCTTGACCGCCTTAAAGGCCAAGTCCACCTTTCCTACGCCCAGTCGCTGCAACTCGGCCCTGATGGCAGCGCTGCGCTCGGCCTCGTCCGCGATCTGCCTGCTTCTTTTGTTCTCCTCTATGAGGTCGTTCACTCTGCGCTCTAGTTGTTCTCGGCGTTTCCGTTCCTCCTGCAGCTCTGCTCGGTAGGCCGGTTCGGCTTTTGCCTGTTGTGCACGGGTGTACTCTTCAACCGCTTGCTTTACGAGCGAATGTACATCAACCCGTTGAGGTTCCGTTGACGCCACTTTCTCGCGTTTAATCTCCTCCACGGCTCTCCTTCTTTCCAGTTAACAAAAATGACTGATCTATTTCCTCGGCGATTTGGTTCTTTACACTTTGGCGAAGATCACAGAAGTACTTAAAAGCGAGCTTCTTGTAGAGCTGCTTCTTCAATGTCTCAGACGCTATCCCCAACGCGAGCAGCTTGCTTGCGTCATCTAGCTCAACGCTAAAATCTCCGATATCGAATTCATCGAGCCCCGATACATCGATCGAGAGATTATCCTGGCGAGCGATGTTAATTGCGGACAGCACCTGCTTCATGGTGTGCTTGACGGCATCTCCGTAGCCCCGCAGGACTTCTTGGGTTATGCCAAAATCACGCTGCTTGCTGAGCCCAGATTGGGCTGTCTGTGCTGAACTGGTGCCCCCGGCCTGCGCCATGAGGTGACATACTCTGTAAATTTCATCCTTCAAACGCTCCAGATTGTCGGCTGCGATCTGAAACACATGTCCCTCAGGTTCTGTCCAGCCAAACTTATCATCTGGCCCGAGTTGGATATAGTAAGACTCGCCCACAATCTGGCTCCACTCGCGTTCCGAGTAGATCACTGGGATAGCGAAGAGCCCCATCGTCAACGCCCAAGACAAGGCGTTAGACTTGTTGAAGTGTTCTAACTGCAACAGCGCCGCTTTGTTCATTAGCCACAAGCCTTCGGAAACCTGCACCGAGAAGAGAGGCACCGTGGCTTGCGATGCTAGGCCATGACGGCCTTCATCGATCAATTCTATTGTGCTCGACTGACCGGATGGGCCCAAAGATTGGTATGCTTTGAAAACCTCCCGGTCGTAATAGACCCAGCGCGTCTCTTTGACCCAATTGTCGGCGCCGGCGCTTGCCTGACGTAGCGACGACGTGCGAAGGACGACCCACTCGAGTGTGCCATTATTGTCATAGCTCCAATTAATAACCTCATCGGGGGAGTAATCGGCAAGAAAGGCCCGGGATTTACCTACGGCGTCTTCCTGTGCCCGATTGGTCAGTAAAGCCGTAACTCGGGGAAAATCAACGACAATATAGCTTTTGCCCATTATCAGGCCTTGTACCAATTGCTTACGAAAAAATTCCGTGACGGGCGTACCCCGGAGATCGCAATCGTCTGAAAACGTAGCGAAGAATTTCTTGCCGGCGTCGTTGGGCCCATCGTAGGTAATGACCGGTTCGCGCCGCATTAGCGTCGCTGCGTACCAGTCGATAATTGAGCCGATATAGTTTTCATAAAAGACCCGGCTCAACCGTTCATAATAGACTTCGTTAGGTTCCTTGCTGCGGCGCACCAGATATTCGGCCGCGTGGTCACGAAACTGCTCACCGCCGGCATATAAGTCTCTGTACTTATGCCAGAGGGACTTAGACCGAACGAAGTCGGGATGTTCGATATCGATTGTGACCATGGCAAGCACTCCTAAAACAAGGGCTTGGAGCGCTCTCCAATCTGCTGAAGCGGCCGGCATTCCTGCCAGAGCAGGTACCCGAGCGCGTCGGATACGTGGGTTCTTCTGCGATCTTTCTCTTTGTCGGGAATGTTGGTGTCGGCCTTGTACGCGACTTGCTCAAAGTCTTTAATCAGCTCTATGCACTTGGCGTCAACATAGAGTTGAACGTCGGCGGAGGCGTTCTTCAGCCTGGCATTCGTTAAAGTAATCCGGTCACGGACGCATGGGTTGGCCTTTGGAACTTTGTAATGAAGAGGACCAGAATAGGTT